GAAGATAGTAATCTAAACTGGACTTAGAATTTCCATCTAACATCTGTAACTTTGCTGCTTCAGGAGCTACTTTAGCGTAGACACCTGATTTTACATCATTGTGCAGACCCAGAATAATATCGGGGTTGTCTGCAACACTTTTCCTAGACATATCATCCCACTGTTTGTCTATAACGTCAACAGTAGTACTATACTCTGGGTCTTTAGATATCTGAGAGTCTATCTCGTCTATCTTTATTTCAAAATCAGTTTTACCGTACCTTGTTGGGTTATACGGTGCATCATCATCCTCAAAACTTAAATCACTAAGATCTATATCTCTATCTGCAGCTAGTTTCTTTATAGCACCTTTGTCACCCTTTAAGATGTCTAGTGCCATATCAAACTGGTCTTGGGTGATACTTTCTTCTTCCAAGGCAGAAATCATTTTACGGTAAGGAGCTATCTTCTGCATTTTCTGCGTGTAGTCCATAGCTTTACCGAACACACCTTCAAACTGAGACATAATTTCGTCATCAGTAAATTCAAAGTCCTGTCCGTTAGCTTTAAACTTACGTTTAATAGCTTCCTTTACTTCATCTTCTTTAACTTCTTCTGATAAAGGTTCTTCTTCACTAGCAACTTCTTCAGAAGTTTCTGATGTTGTGTCTTCACTATCAGAGTCACTAACTGTTTCTTCAATAGGTTCATCTATTTGATCACTAGTGTCAGTATCGACTGTTTCAACACTATCACTAGTAGGATCAGATTTTTCTTCTTCCCTTCGGATAGCATTAATAGCATCCATAGGATCTATATCATTTTCTAAAATCTCGTCTTCTGAAAGTTCCTGAGACATTATTCAGGATCTCCTTCTGTACCTTCTTGAGTAGCTCCTTCGTAAAAGTTTTCAATCATAGCAAAAAAGTACTGCAGATTGCTCACAGAAACGAGGTCTTCCATTACATCACCACGTTCACCACGTTGTTTAATTCCTGGGACTGCTAAAAGACTAACAGAAGATTTAACCTTTTTAGTTAAGTAACCTTCCATAATAACTTTTATAAAGTCAGGATTCTTTTGTAAACGGTGTAAAGCCTCACCCATGTCTAGGTACTCGTTTAACTCTACTGTCTCTAATTCTACTTCGTTTTCTGGGTTGCTCACGATGAGTCCTCTGGTTTATGTAAATAAGTTTTTTATTTATACTATAATTTAATTAACTTGTAAACTAGTACTGTATCTAATGTTTACAGGTATCCCACTATTAATGGTGTATTACTTGTGTTAACCATTCATAATATCTGCAGACTTTAAGTCTAGTTTTGTCATACGATCATGATCCTTCTTCGTTAATTCGTCAGCCATGTCTTCACCTGTAACCTTACTCATAAAGTCTAGATCTTTAATGTCTGTATCTGAATTTACAAGTCTTGCTTTAGCTTCAGCTAGTACAGCGTTAGCAGTTTTAAGTCGCATATCAACTTGATTTTCCATAGCCCTAGATTCACGCTCATTAATCTCAGCTTCCAGCTTACGCATCTCTAGAGAATGCATCTGTGCTTGATGCTCATCAGGTTGTGGTTGATATTCTTTAAGTGACTTGGCTAGGTCTGGCATTTTATGTAACCTAGCTACCTGACTCATAAGAAGATTTCTCATTCCTGCGTCCATACCTTGTCCAAGTGTTTGCAGTAAGAATGAAAGTTGTTGTCCTTTACTTGAGTTATCTTCAGCTGTTGATACTTCTATTTCAATATCAATGTCACCTCTAAGATCGTCTTTCCTTATTGTTACAAACTCTTCATTTGTTATACGAACAACCTCTTCGTCTTTTAACCACTTAGAGTTGTACGATAACCATTTACGCATAAGAGGTTTAACTAAGTTTTCAGCTATGTTTCTTACAATATCCAATCTTCGTACAGACACAGCATCTAGTGCTCCTCTGGCAGAAGTAGCTGTTGAACCTAAACTTGCTCCACTAATACCACCAGCAAAACCTTTTACACCAGTAATAGATTCTGTCTCGTTATTAACTAGCTCTAATACAGAAAACACACTACTAGGTATAGGGTTGTAAGAACCTTCAAAAAAGTCACTAGACGAAGTGTTGTATTCAAAGTGTTTGTTACCAAGAAATCTTTTTCTGTTAAGTGTATCTAAGGCACCTTTACGTATACCTTTCTGACCATTATTAGAATTAGCCATGTTATCTATAATTCCACGCTTTATAGCGGTAGATATCTTTTGGTTATCACCAATAGTTTCTGCGTTAGCTTCACCTGTCATTTGGAAAGGTATAGAGTTATGAGCTACTACTAAGAATGGTATTTTATCATCAGGGTAAGGATTAGATTCTAGTCTAATAATAGTGTTGTTTATCCAAGTACAGACAATAGGTTTAGCTATACCAGTGTCTTCAATATCGTAATTACCCCAGTACTCATGAACAATTATTTTCTTTCTTGGTTGGTCTTTAAACTCAAAGTTTGTGTCATCTTCATTTTCAAAGTCACCTGTGTCTTTAACTAGGTTAAGTGCTACCTTATCCAGTTCTTTCTTCTTATACTTCTTGCTAGTTCTAAGAGTGGTTAGATCACTTTCATACCTATGTATTATAAACTGGCATTTATCAATATCACCAAGACAAGTAGGATCAATGTAAATATCTTCTATACGACAAGTTTCAGCATAAGGTTTATTTACAGTAACATTTAGTTCTTTTACTAGTTTTGTACCTGTCTGTACAGGTTCCATAGTAGCTGGGTCTAACTCGTAAGTAGGGTACTCAACTTCAACTTCTTCATCTGCGTAGTCCCATGAACACTTAACTACAAGTGTACCCTCAGTAGTAAGTAGCTTTACTGCATCGGTAATAAACTTATACCTATTAAACTTTCTAGTAAACTGGTAGTTAAGTACTAATTCATTTTGTTCCGCTGCAGCTCTATCTTCTGATGTGATAGGTACACACTTTATAATATCACTAGTAGATAAAAAGGGATCTTTTAGAGAAGCATGTTGCCATTCATCTTGACGTTTTATGTCTCTAGACACTAATGAAGATTTACCTTTTACTTCATTACCGTAGTTTTCTCCGTTGTAAGCTTTCTTCCAAGTTTCTACTTGGCTTACAGTTTCTAAACGAAGGTTATCTGCAGCAGTTAAATCATCTTTTAGACTACTTAAAATTTTAGCTTTATCTACCATCTTGAAAACCTTTTTGAATTTTATTTAAGATAGTAAACATTACTTACCACCTTTATTGTGCAAATCAAATAGTGTCTTAACTTTATCAGATAAGATTTCTATACTGAGATTCATTTTAGCTAGTACAACAACAAGAGTAATAGCAGCAAGTACAATAGGCCAAATAGACATTAGTTCATCGATAATCATTTTGCCACCCTGTATAGTTCCCTAATATCTGATTGCATATCTCTTATAATATCTTCTTGTAGTTTGTAACCAGATTTTAATTGTTCAATTTGGTTATCTCTTACTTTTAACTCTAACTCTATACGTTCTTCACGAACAAGCATTTGTTTTAGTTCTGATACATCAACACTTAAACTTTGCATAGAGTGATAGAAGGCAAATCCACCAGATACACCAGCAAACGCTAACATAAGGATAGGCCAGTATTTCAGTAGTGATGATATTTGGTCTGTCATTACTAGTCACTTTTCCTGTGGAATTCTTTAGAATCCTTGTGTTTGTAATACCAATTAATTACAACAGAAACTAAGGCAATACCTAATGACACCAACGCTACCCAAGGTATATCTGTTGTAGTAGTTGTGGTACTAGTTACTAGTGCAACTGAAGTAGCCGTGTATGTAGTAGGTTGTGTGAACGCTGCTACAGTATCACTTACACTCATCACTTGACTCCTCTGCTACCAAACCACCAAAGTACTGCTGTAACTGTTAGAAATACAGCTTGATTTATAATATGTGAGTACAATGTGTAAAGATCTGATACAGGAAGTGAGTTCAAACCTCCTAGTAACGCACTAATGTTATATGTTATAAACGTTACTATAACTAGTAGGTATATAGTTATGGCAGGTCGCATTAGTGAACGTACACCGTCAATCCATTTAATACCAACTGGTTTAGACGAAACTAATTGAGATGCTGTAAATGCTTCTCCTGCTGATATTTCACTTTGTATATCAGCTTCTGCGATAGTCATATCAATTTTTTTGTCAGCCATTGCTAAAGCTTGTTCTGACTCAGCCGCATCACGCTTTAAATCAACTTCAGCCATTGATAACTCATGAAGATTATTTAATTCATCGCTCTTGCGTTGCTCACGTTTAGCCATGTAGCTACCAACTAAACCGACAATCGCACCTAATCCTGATGAACTAGCTATTCCAAGAATTGCATCTAACACGGAGTATCTCCAATAATGTGTAAATTAAAACTTTTCTTACTTTGTAACTTGTTAAATTTAACTAAAGCCGTACCAGAACTTAAAACAGCAGGTAAACCAGATAGCCTACCTTTTCTAGACCCTAATATAATACAGCCTTTACTGTGACTAGCCAAGTTTCCTTTGTGTATAAGTATGCCAGATCTTTTACTTACTGACTTAATATGCCAAACTTTTTGGTATTTTCCACTGCCAGAACGTGGAAGGTAGTCTACAACATAACGTCCTGCTGGTATGCAGCTGACATTAGATCTATTATCTAACCAAGGTCTTTCTATAGTAACAAACTGTTGTCCATTAGCTATAAGAATACCGTAGGTATGAGTTTTAAAGTACTGTCTTATAAGGAAAATAGTATTCATACTTAACCCAGTTCTGTCTTACTCATAGAAACTCTATGGCGTTGAACTTCTCCCCACTCCTTACAGTATACTACTGCAGACATACTCCTAGATGATCCATAACCAGAATCTGAGTGCCAGTTATCAGGTGGAGCTAGTGTATTAAAAGCTTCAAAGGTCATACTGCCACCAATCTCTGTAGCTTGTTTATGGTGGATATGACCCATAATACAGTAACGATGTTTAGTCTCACCCCATTCTTTAGCCATAGTTCTAGTGAAGTATTCAAAAGCAGATTGAGGTTTCATCCTGTCACCGTGATGAGATGTAATCATTACGTTACCGTATATGTAACTCATGAACTTAGACACGTTGTCTAGTACAGTAACACGTGGTTCATCAGAGTAGAAAGTTTGTAACATTATGTTAACAACCATAGCTACATCACTATCATGATTACCTCTAGTATTCATAAGTACAACTTTATTGTGTACTTCAAGCATCATATCAACTGCATTCCTATAAACTCTAACAGCAGCCATTAACGCATCAGAAAAATGTCCATCTACATCTAGTGGTGTACCTTTAGCTGTAGTACCTGCAGCATTATTAGCATGTAGGAAGTCTCCCACATTTAATAGTAATCCTACTTCAGATGGCCCAGATGCTTTAATTAACTTCTGTATTGCCTGTGTAGTTACTCTTTCTGCTATCTCAATGTTCCATTCACCTTGGTCACTATTATTAGTGACAAGCATTCCTATGTGAGCATCACCTATTATTATAGCGGTTAGCTGTTCTGCTTTAACTTCATTATTACTTACAGGTATAGGAACATACTTAGTAATTTCAGATGTCAAACCATCCGCAAACGCAAGTAACGCAGCTTCTGCATTTTCCTTTTTAAGATCTGTTTTAACCCACTGTCTTATAGGTTTTCCATTTTCATCATAAAATGTACTAACACCTTTTACTACATGAGTACTTGGTGCTATATGGGTCATGTCGTGGTCAGGCGACCAGCCTTGCTTTGAGGCGTTAGCCTTTACTTTCTGCAAAGACCTTTCTAGCGTCCTTTGGTTTACACCAAGGAAGTCAGCAGCTTGTCTTTGAGTTCCGTGGTTTAACACAGCGTCTATAAATTCTATCTGCCTATCAGATGCAAATTGCTTTAAGCTTTCTAAATTCATATAATTTTATACCCTATTATTATTAGTATAGTAAGTAGATTTTACCAAAACAACTTTCTACTGGAATCCTTTGTCAATCCAATACTGGGGGTAGTTCAGATCTTTTATTGTAAGTTTTTTGTTAAGTAGAAGTAACGTAATATAGCGAATTGTTTTTTTCCTTAGAGTTTTAAAATCATTGACGTAAATACAAGTATTAGCTTTATTTTCTCGTACTTGATTATCTTCTTTTGCTGACCCCCACATACTATTATCTGCATACTCCCTGCCTTTGAATATCTTTTCAGGTTCAGGGTCATCTAGTAGTGCTGCGGTTATGTACTCACGAGAGAAGTTAAGTATGTTGGTTAAGTGTTCGACATTGAGTGTGGAGTTAAAGGATCTGAATTCAATTGTGCCTAAAGTTGGGAGGTGGCTGTAATTAACTGCTGGACGGCACTTAGTTCTGTCAGCGAATCCAAAAGCCTTTTGGTTAGTTACTCCACCGTGCAGTGCATCAACCATGCTATTTACAGATGTTAGATCACTCTCCATCATTCGCTGTACTGCTACTGAGTGATACGGATATGTATAAACATTCGTGAAACATTCGTAGTGCCAATTGTAATACTCCCTCTGCTTTGCGGTTGGCATGGATTCAAAGTCTGGCCTATCAACTATATTTACCCATCGAAGTATGGAATAGTCACGCTTCTGACCATACTCAATAAGGTGCTTAAGTACATCAGGACGCTCAAGTAACTGCGGTATACGAATGTGTGTATGTATTGTGCCACGGTTCGTAGGCAGTTTGTAAGTAGGAATGACTGCTTCCGCAACATCTAATATTACTTTCAGTAACTCGCTTTCTGAATCACATGCTTTAGTTTGCAACTCGCCACCAAACATATTGAATTGAAGTGTGGGGTCAATACTAATACCACATGGTGCAGAACCGTAGTCTTCAATACCACACCAAGTATTTCCCTCTGGCATTTCTATCCGTCTATCCGCACTTCCAAAGTCCACTTCTGCACCAAATGTAGCACCTTGGAGAAAGTCGGCAATTTCAGATTGGGTCATCATTAGCTAGGTGTACGTCCCTTACTCTCTAAGTACATTTTGTTTTGATATGCATCTTCTTCGGCTATTGCCCAAGCTGGTATTGCAGGTGCGTCTTCAACTTCAAGCACGAAGTACGTTCTAAACTGTTCTTCAGTCCAGTTGTTTTCCACCGACTCTGGTGGGACTCTATGGTTGATGAGCATCTTGATATTAGGGGTATTAGATGCAGACCATTCAAGTACCATTTCACCTTGTGCTTCATTTGTCTCTACTACTTTAAAAGTGTTGTAAATTATCATGTTAGGTGTCCTATAGTTGCCCGTAAACTTGTTTAACTCTATTAATATTCTCAGCCGCTTCTTCTGCCTTCGCCCATTCAGGGATAGCAGTACTAGCTAAAAGTTCTGTTGCGAAGTGCGCTCGTAGTTCTGCCTCAGTCCAGTTATCCTGATCTGCTTCAAGTGGTATCTTGTGATCTCGCACTAACTTCAATGCGGGTTTAGTTGATGCAGACCACTCAACTGTCAGTGTTCCTGTTGCGGCATCGGTTGCGATTACTGTAAAACTATCTAAAGGATTCATTGTTTATTCTCTTGGTCATTTAGCACAATTGCTAGTACCTGATCACCGTAAAGTGGGTGATCGGGTTTTGGGGTTTTTACATGTAGTATAAAATCTGCATCGAAATAATCGCTAGGCCAGCGATACTCGCTGTTTCCTACGATGTACATTGCGTCTTCTGGGTGCGTAAAATCACATAACTCAGTGGATTCAAACCCATCCCGTTCTTCTTCAATCACAACGATAGGGTGATCACCACCGAGCATAACTTCGTCAACCGAATCAACTAGTTGAAGTGATACGCCGTAGGTATGCATCAGTGACCAGTAGTGGCATTCAAAGCGTTGCTTTCTAACAGGGTCATCACACTCAGGATGGGGATAAAACCCCACAATAAAGATGTGAGGGTCTGATGCTTTAGTTCGTTTGTATGCCTGTGTGATCACGAGATAGTTCCAGCATATGAGCCGTATCCACCAGACCAAGAGATGTTTGAGCCGTTGCGTTGGATTGCAATACCTCTTGATCCACCAGCTCCACCACCCCAAGTTGAACTACCGCCACCATTACCAGCTGCTCCAGCACCACCACCTGTACCACCAGATCCTGCTGTGCCAGAAACTCCACCAGAACAATGTGTTCTTGATAAAGATGCTCCACCACCCCCACCAGCTTGAGATCCTGTGCTTCCGTAACCAGTACCGCCATTACCACCAGAGGCATATGAGTAGGAACTAGAGTTGGTACAAGTAGTAGCCCAACTGGTACAGCCCCATTTATTACTAGTAGCACAATAGGTAGATGTGGTTCTGTCGTTTAGTATTCGGAAGCCACCACCGCCACCACCGCCACCGCCTCCACCATATATCTGGCTGTTGTTGTCGATAGTGAGGTTGGATGTGCCTGTTGAAGACTGTATGGACATAGCACGGCCACCAGCACCACCACTATAGCCAGCAGCATTATTTCTGCCACCACCACCAGTACCACGATAACCTTTAATGCTTCCGTTTATTACTAAAGTTACGTGGTTATAACCAGTGATATTTCCAGTTTGGAATGCCCAGTTACCTGAATTACTGGCAATTGCATTACCTGTCAGGGTTACGTGAATTGGATTGCTACTATTTAGGTTGGAGAATGCAGATTGAGATGTCAATACAAAGTGTGTACCCATACTGATACTTACGTATTGGATATTAGACTTACCATGAAACTGGTTCATGGATATCTGTCCACTAGTAGGTATGCCAGAAGCACGACCATAGTATTCAGACATAGTGATAGGATGCCCTCCACCAAACTCACTTTGGAGGTTAGCGAAGCTTATTGCCCCTGAACCTTGTAGAGCCATTACTTACTCCCCACTATACCCTTGAGTTCCTCAATCTGAGCCTGTTGCTCTTTTATTGCTTCAATGAGTAGACCTACAATATTACCGTATGCCACTGATTTCATACCGTCATCATTATCGTAAACGGCTTCAGGTAAAACTGCTTCTAATTCTTGAGCAATCACACCTGTAGCTCGTTCCCCATGCATATCAAAAGTTACACCACGAACACTGGTGACTTTCTCTAAAGCGGAAGGGATTGTTTCAATGTTACTTTTTAAACGTAAATCTGAATATGCTGTGATGTTACCTGAAGCAGTGAAACTACCAGAAAGGGAATTACCATTACTGGATAGGTTACTGAGTCCCACTTCGGAAGGAGTATTGATGGTGCAACTAAACGCAGTACCTGACAAAGACATGCCCGTACTTGCTGTATAAGTTGTATTGGTATCAGTATTATTATCAGGAACTACTACAGTATCAGTAGTGCCGTCACCACGATTTAGCGTGATCGTGTGTCCACTAATTGTCATTGCATTCGCTGCAGTACTTAGTGCCTGATTGGTTGTTTTAGTGACTTTAGTAGCAAGAGCTGTAGTCAACGTGGAAGCGTAAGACGCATCGTCATTTATTGCTGCTGCTAGTTCGTTCAGATCATTCAGAGTACTTGGAGCACCGCCAATGAGATCAGTTATCTCGGTCTGTACGTAAGCAGTAGTAGCTACCTGAGTAGTGTTAGTATTAGCTGCGGCAGTGGGAGCAGTAGGTGCGCCAGTTAACGCAGGACTAGCCAAAGGTGCTTTTGCATCTAACGCTGCTTGCAATCCAGTTGTAACAGAAATCGCATGATTTGCTGGGTGAGTATAATTATTTGAAGATGCAGCTATTCCGTTTAGTTTTGTGTGGTCAGCATCAGTAAATACATTACTATCTGCAGCAGATTCTACTGCGGTCCTGATTTCTGCGTCTGTTTGATCTGCTGTAGCAAGCGTTTCAATAGTATCTATCTTAGTTTTATCTGCACTAGAAGGCATCGGAAAACCACCAGCAGTAGACCCGTCATGGACTACTAAAGTGTCCTTGGTTGTGTCAACAGTAACTTCACGTAATGCGCCTATAAATGCGGCGTGTTCTGAAGTCGTGCCACCACGTAGTTGTAGTAGTTTGCTCATTCTTATAGACCTCCAAAGTCCATTTGTAAATTAGTACCAGATACAGTACCTATGTTTGTTAAATTGTTATTTTGTCCATCTAGTGCACCACCAAGTTGCGGGGAAGTGTCCCCTACCAAAGATGTCAGACCCACGGCAATAACTCCCCAAGCAGACCCTGTGTAGTATTTTAATAAGCTATTAGTTGTGTCGTACCACAAATTACCTGCAGTTGGTGAAGAAGGTGCACTAGCAGCTACTGTATACTCAGTAGCATACCTATTAACATCAGCAATAGATACACCTACAGTATTGACATTAGTAATTGAACCAGCAGTTAAATTAATGTTAGTTGAGTTACTAGCAACAGTATTAACATTTGTAGCGTTACCAGCTACAGCATTAATATTTGTGGATAATCCCGCCACAGAATTAATGTTAGAAGCATTAGATACAACAGCGGTGATATTAGAGGAGTTACCAGCTGCCGTAGTAACATTTGATGATATTGCTGCAAGGGTATTCAGGTCCGATACTATCGCTGCAGTACCTAACGTATTTAGATCTGCGACGACATCGGCAGTTCCGAGTGTGTTCATATCAGCGACTACATCCGCTGTACCTAGTATCGCCATATCAGCTATAGCTGCGGAGGTTCCTAACAGAGTTACTTGAGCTGCTTTACCAGCAACTGTTGTCACATCTGCTGATATACCTGCTACTGTAGTTACATTTCCTGAAATACCAGAGACGGTTGTTACGTTACTAGATATACCAGCTAGGGTATTCATGTTAGTAACATTGCTAGATGTTCCTAACGTATTCATATCGGTTACAACATCTGCTGTACCAAGTGTATTCATGTCACTTACGACATCTGCAGTACCTAGCACATTCATATCAGATACAACGTCAGCTGTTCCTAATATAGATAAATCAGTTATAACAGCCGAAGTACCTAGTAAACCAATCTCTGCAGCTTTTCCTGCTACTGTAGTGATATTGGCATTATTGCCAGCAACGGTAGTTACGTTAGCTCCAATACCCGCTACTGTTGTCACATTCGCACTGATACCAGCCACTGTAGTTACATTAGCGGCTATGCCACCTACCGTATTAACATTAGTTATGCTGTTAGCGACTGTTTCAATTTCTGATACAGCCTCATTTAAGTCGTTAGCAACTGTCTCTACTTCAGAGATAGCTTCATTTAAATCGTCAGCAACTTTTATGACTTTAACAATGTCATCAGCGACTGTAGTTACCTTGGCAATGTTTGTAGCTACTGTAGTAATATCAGCGTTATTACCTGCAACTGTATTAATATTAGTTGTGTTACCTGCTACTGTAGTCACATTGCTGGAAATGCCAGCTGTTGTAGTAATGTTGGCTGCAATACCTGCTGCTGTAGTGACGTTAGACGCTATCGCAGCAAGTGTATTTACACTACTTATTGAGTTACCAACTGTGGTAATTGAGTTACCAGAACCTGTAGTAACAGCATCTGTTATAGAACCTAAGTCTTCAGAATAGACAATATCACCAGCAACAATATCAATTGCTGCCTGATTAGCCGCTGTAGGAGCAGTAGCAGCCCATGAGGAAGTAGCTGTGCTATACGCTCTTAATTCGTTGTTTGAGGTATTCCACCATAAGTCACCAGAATCTAGTGATGTGGTAGGAGCAGTTGAAGTAACACGATACTTTTGGGCAAAACTGCTAACGTCTGTTACTACAGCAGCTAATGTATTCATATCAGATACGATATCAGCAGTGCCAAGTATAACCATGTCAGCAACAGCTGTAGACGTACCTAATAACCCAATCTCAGTTGCCTTTCCTGCTACAATTCCAATGTCAGTTGCATCATTTGCTACTGAAGTTACATCTGCTTGTATACCAGCCACGGTATTGATCTTTCCTTGGTCAACTGTAGTGGGTCTTAATGGGTCCCAAGCAGAACCAGTGTAGCCTTGCATACGTGAGGTTGATGAGTCCCAATACATTGATCCCGTTAAAAGTGCATCACCATCGTTGTTTAATGTTGGTGCTGTACCCTTTACTCCGAGAAATCTGTCATCAAATTCATCAAGTGCAGCCGCTACAAGAACCACATCTGCATTCGTTATTACAACATCTGCATTAGTAATCACTACGTCTGCATTAGTGGCAGTTTTATCATTACCCGTGGCAGTGCGGTCTAGTGCGGTTTGCACCTTATCTGCCTCTGCCAAGCCTTCGCTCGTTAATGCAGCTGCTGCGCTAACAGCTGCTGCGTTTTTGGATGCAAGCGCAGCAATCCTATGAGCATTAGATTCATTCTTAAAAGTTTCAGTAACACCCATTGCTGTGTTAGCTACACCTGCCTTACTAGTTGCAATCCCTGCTTGGGTAGTAGCAGTTACCACATCTGCATTAGTTAAAACAAGATCTGCTGCTGTATCAATTGTATCTTGATTAGTTGCTACTAAATCCGCAGCAGTATCGATCGTATCTTGATTAGTGGCGACTAGATCAGAAGCTACTGCTGTTCTATCCAGACCAGTTTGAACCTTATCAGCTTCAGCGAGAACAACATCAGCGTGAGTAAGTACAACGTCAGCATGTGTTAAAACCACATCAGCGTTAGTAGCAATTTTATCTAGTGCTGTTTGAACTTTATCAGCTTCCGCTAAACCTTCACTAACGAGAGCTGCCGATGCACTAACTGCTGCAGCATCTTCAGAAATTTGTGCGTCATCTTCACTAGACTGTGCTGCTACTGTATTTGCAGCAGTAGTAGTTGCTGCATTAATTATACTACCAGTATTAGTGTTTACTAAAAGTAGTGCAGCTAAATTTGTTTCTAACTCAGTTAACTCTGTAATTTTATCAGCTACAGTTTTTACTGTGTCGTATCCTGTAGTAGCCAGCTCTCTATTTATTGTTATTTCATTAGATGTTAATGAACTAGCTTTTCTTGCCATTAGGTAAAACCTCTTGTCTCAAATGTGAAAGATTCTAAATCGTCAGGAAGTATTAGGCCGTGCTCTATGACTCTATTACAGCTTTGTTCAAATCTTATATAATGTGCGTTGTTTTCAGCTTTTGTGTCAGAACTAATTGTGCTATTACCTCTATAACCTATGTAATGAAGTAATGCTTCAAGTAACTGTGGGGGTAAAGCTAGGTTGTTTGATACTGCTGTAGCAAAGTCTGGGGAAACTCTGTATATAACACTTAACTTTTCGTCTTGTGCTACATTAGGAACTTCAACTGTGTTGTACGAAGGAGTCATTATACCTAGTGGGTCTGACTCGTCATTTATACTGACTGTATCTCCCTGTTCATCATAGCACTCAGAAACTAAGAGAAAATTTTGACTAGTTGTCATAGCTACATCAGAATCAGTGCCATCTAGGGTGTAAGTGGTTTTACCATCTTGTAGAGTTATAATAGCTTCTTCTTGTTTAAGAGGAAATCTTTTGTACAACTCTAACATACCAAGATTTACAAAACCTAGCACTGCAGTAACGTCGTCCTTTACGCCAAGCTGTCTAAGTTCTGTGCTCTTAGCTAAATCAATAACTTTACTAGCTAACATTACAAAATCCTTATAATTTTTAGCATACTATCATATAGTAAATTAAAATACAGTACTGTTGCTATCTTCATTAAAATCGTCAACGTCTGGAAACATTGCAAAAGTGCCTGATTCATTTTCAGTATATGTTACAGCTAATTCTTCACTAGGTTTAAATGGTTGAAGTTCTGACAACATAGCTAGTGTATCAGCTACGTCATCATGTTTGGATTTAAACCCAGCTTTGGTTACGTACCTCAATTCTTCTAGACACTCTACCATATATTTAGAAGTTCTCATCTCTTCTGGGAACATTAATTTTTTAGCTTTGATAATCGGGTGAAATATCAGAAATCTAGTTATCTTCTTTTTCGTAGGTCGTATTCCTTCTTTATTGCTGTCAAATCCTTTAGCAATATTAAAAAATACGTTTCTTTCCAGCATTTCCTTTTTTATCCAAGCTATAAAACCTCCTTGCTGCCCGCTAACTTCAATACCTACCTCTAAAGGTTTGTACATTGCTACATACCTAAATAGGTCATCAAGAGTCTTGTCCATTAGCTGTTGCCCAATCATACCATCTACTAACATCCAATCTCCGTTATTGTTATACGCAAAAACAGATATAACACTGTAGTCTGCTTTCTTTCCCTCAGAAGTTGCAAAGTCAGTAGTGATGTAGAAATTATAGCTACTCCTGTTCTTTAAAACATTTTTCCTGCTATACCACACCAAGTCGTCGTCTTTAACTAGTTTATCTTCATCACTTATAATTCTTATCATTAACTCTTGGTCAAATGACGCTAGTTCTCCACTACCTTTAAGACTTTCATACTCATGTCTAACAAATGAGTAGGGGAATCTATCTTCCCAAGCACCTACAAATTCTTCTTCTGTGCACGGGAATTTTTCACACAAGGGGTATATCTTAGTACTCCATGATGTAGAACTAGCTGCTTCATACAAAGGATCTTGCTTGTTGAACGGCGTACCTGTCCAATTAGTCATACGTTTTTTAGGATGTAGGCACTGCCTTGCAGCTCTGTAAAGAACTTTCTTTATATCCTCTACTATCGTGGGTGATTCAGCATTTTTATCTGACATTAAATCATCTAAACCTAGCCATGTGGGTCTTTGCCCATATTCTTTAAATCCACGCACACCAGTACTTGCACCGAACCCTCTTACACAAAAAAACTTACCGTCTAAGTTTTGAAACTCCCAGCGAACATCTGTAAATTTTGCGTTAGGTACGTATTTCTGCAGAAAAGTAGAGTGCTCCCATCTGTACTGAAGATTTTGCCTCATAGACTTAATACCATTATCAATAGTATCAGCTACATACATTGCTACGTCTACTTGACCAAACCCGTCAACTTTACCGTATACAGCTATGTATAACCACATATACTCATGTATCACAGAAGTCTTAGCACCACCACGAAAACAAACAAATAGGTTTTGTCTTCCAGTGGTTAATTGGTCCAACATATCATAGTGAAATACTGGGGATACGTTCTCTTCCCCCATAGAACCATTAACCAATTTTATAAAAGCTATAAATTTAAGAGCAAATTTACTAGGTATATACCCCTCGTTAAACTTAGAGTAGCTAACATCATGAAGCATATCTTCCAAATCTTTAGATTCACTCATATTAGCTATCTTCATCTTTATGTATTATTTTAGCTTCAATAATAGTTTTTATAGGGATACCTGCTTGTATGCTCTGCTGCTCTCTTATCACCATTTTCTCAGTAGCTTCCTGTAATGCTGCTATAGCTGATTTAGCACCATCTTCTACTTGAACACTAATAACGTGGTCTTCCGTTGGTTTTAATTCTCTAATAAGAGTATCTGATGCTTTCTGTCTGACCATTTCTGATCTAGCATCCCGCATTAAATCTGCTTGAACTAGGATAGCCTCATGAAGTAAATGCCTGTGTATAAGTTGTACAGGTATACCAGCAACTTTTCGTATTTCATTAACTAGGGCTGTAGAGTTGTACCTAGATGCCTCGCCACGTATGTCTTCTTTTTTCTGCCCTCTATCTAACCTTCGTTTTAGCCTTTCAGGAAACACTTTAATATATGATTCAGTAATATTATTACCAGCTTCTATCAATGAGAAGAACTTGACTGCAGACATGTATGCGTTAGAAGTAAACTTATTATTAGAACTAAGTATATTCAAGTGATCCCTATATACGTCTAGGAACTGCTCACCATACTCAGGGTCGTTAGCAAGTTTGTTTAACTCATCTACGGTTCCTTGGTTAACCATGTTCTTTTGTCTATTGGTTAACTGAGACTGTAAAACTTCTAAATCTAGTTTGGCTGCTCTAATTTCTTGTTTTGTTACTACTGATCCCATTTTGGTACCTAGTAAGGAATATCAATTGTTGGGTCGAAGTAAGGGCTAGTTTTCTGGCATATATATTTATAGTCATCTGAATCCATCTCTACTTTTCCTTTTAGTAGAACTGAGTAATCAAATTCTTTTATATACCTAATAACCTCTACTTCATCTAAACCTTTAAACATTTCCTGACCACCATCTACCTTCTTGTCAGGAACCCATTGCCAATCTGACAATACATCATGCATGTGCTTCTCAACCAATAGCGGAACACCTGTCTCAAAATCTAGTCTTAACCTAGTGAGAGGTACATAACGATACTGTGTAAACCAAGACCTAAGTATTTCCATCATACGATCAGTAGATCTAGGGCTATGGCACATACCAACTTTGTGTACTAGCTCACCATCATCAAGAGTAATTTGGAGTACATATACTCTTCCAACAGAAGTATCGGGTGATTTCAGTTTAGCAAACATTTATGTACTGTATAAATTAAGGAACGTTGAGGTCGATACAACATGTACAGGTTGAGGATCAATAACAAGTTTTCTCACGTTAACCTTAGTAATACCATTAACTTTGGCGTTTAGTATCCTATGGAATCCGTCAGCTACAGTGCCATCAGAGTATAAAGTTATTGCGTACTCTTGGGTCACGTTGTTTACTTTTGTTACGTGGTAAACAAGGTCATCACACATAAACTTTGTATTGTTGAATACCCAGAAGTTGTTTTCTGTGAGTTCAGGAATAGTACTTTCAGTAGTTACTCCGTATGCGTCCCATAAGTCCTGAACCATATACACGGCTACGCTGTCACCTATTTTCCTTCCTCTCATTTCGTTAGACATTACGTTTTTAAGTCCTGTTAAGGTTATTTAAAAATAGGAATATACACTATGTACTTTTAGTAGGCAATTAAAAGATGATTTTCATCTTAGCTAGGATACAGGTGATTCAGGGGTAGGGTGTAGAAAAAACCCCTCGCTAACTCTCGTCAGTAGGGGTTCAGTTAAGACGGACAAAAGACTACCCCCTAAAGGGGGTGTCCTGTCTGTCCCGATGGATCACCTCCAGAGGTAATGGACAAAATGAGGGTTTACATTGTCGGGTAAATTCTCATTTATGAACTGTATCACAGTCACCCCATTTCTTAAACAACACAGCACCTTTAGTCTGACTTCCGTGCCTAAGTAAGCTAGGGGATAACATATATATACCGTTCTGGACTTTCCGTATAAATTCTTTTTTATATAATTTTTGGAATAATGTAGACACAGTAGGAACTGTAGTACCACACTCTTCTGCTATCTTAGCAAACGTACCGATAATGCGGTTATTACTGTCTTTATTCTTAATGAGCCAAGCAAGAACTTTATTAGTTGCTGTACCTGCTACACCAATATATTCAGCTAGTACTTTAGCGTAAGCTCTCTCCCAGTATTCTTTAGGTATCTTCTCAATAAATATATCAACAGACAACATCTCACCTGTTCTTGTATTCACCATCATGTACTTATCTTCTTCTCTATCCATTACAATATTCTTTAGCCTTTATATAAATTATATTTTAGCACTTATATAGTTTGTGGTACACCTTTTATACTACTTACTAAAACCTAATGCCATGTGGTAGTGAGTTTACTAAAGAATATTTTAGTAGACTATAAAGAATATTATAGTGAACTTTTCCGTAAAGCTAGGTACAGCGTCATTCCTAATGTCTTCCCTTTATATATCTATTACGTGTTGAAAACTTACGTAATGAGCTTGTTAGTTTCCATAGGGAGTTTACTAAAATTTAATTTATAAAAATTCCGTATGGGGATTTAAAAAATTAGTACTGAGGCAGTATATATGTGCGTAGCACATGTACAGGGGGATACCCCCCCGCTGGGATAGATGGGACCCATTATAAAACCTCATCAACTATAGGAAGAAACAAAATGACAAACTTATACAACACAGTACAAGAAGACTTAGTATCCACGTTACTAGACGCGAACAGACTCATTGAGTCTGTAATAATCTGCGGCTCTAGGAGCCTGTCGTTGAGCTGCAAGACTACCGTAGTATTAGTGGAAACCCTAAACGTGGGGCTAGACTTAGCACTAGATAGTATACCTTCTAGTTACAAGGAAACGGAGACTCGTCTTCATTCACTGTTCGAAGAAGTACAAAGCTAACATCTGTACACTGTCATAGTCACTGACATTAACTGTGACTACTTACCACCATACATCCTACTAATACAGGGTGTATGTTAGTGAGTGTACGTACCATTCAGGTATGCCTTACAATAGGAGAATAGATATGAACGATAACGTAGAAGTGGCATCAGTAATAGCTGTAACAACAGCTGTAGTACTCACATGTTTACTAGCTGTAGTACTAGTCCACTATGGGTGGATGTAATGAACAGTGCAGCTAAAAGAATGCACAATATAAACAGATTGTATGAAGTCTGTAGCAGTCTTAGTATAACAATTACTTACATAACATTATTGGTAGGAATACCGTTGATGTTTATGTGGTAACACATAAGACCTGATCATGTCTAAAACTGATTACCTAGCTATAAGTGCCGTAAGCGGTATTTATAAGTAGGTGTTGTTACCGTATTGAGTAACAGCCTATTAACGGAGAATATTATGAACACATTATTAATAAACAGCACACTTACTGTTTTAAGTATTGACGAAATAGTGGCTAATTATGCTCAAGCAGTATCTTTAGTATTAGTTGGTTTGTATGACATGCATGTTCAGGTAACTAAGAAAAATAACTCTTTATTCTTTAAGTACATGACAGATCAAGAGATGGATTACGCATTGAGTGATGTTGATGTTGGTACTTCAAGCCAGTTTAATTACCACAACCCTAATTGGCACTTTGTACCATCATTACGAATAGCTATCAGAGATAGTTTAGAAGGTTAAATAATGACCACCTAGCTCTATGGAAAGTGTTAGGAATTTTTAAGGAGTATGACAGTACCATGCATACATTTGTGTGCATGTAAATTAGGAGATTACAATGGCTACATATATGGATTTGCTGCCTATCACACTAATTGACCCAAAAAGGAGAAGAAAAATATTAATTCCTCTCCTATTCGGGGTATTTGTTGGCACCTAGCTTTGTTGGGTAGCCTTGTAGTACCACTTGTGAATTATCATAGGTGTAATTTTTGGAGTAGTAATATGAAAAAGTTTAATGTACAGCCCACGTTAGAGGCTTTTGAAGTAGTAAGACCTAAGATGAAGGACTTGCTTACTCTTAGAGTGCATGAAGCACTATTGTTAGGTCATTTCTTAAATAAGTACAACAACTATTTGCGTAAGACTTTAGGTAAGCTTGAAGTCACTAGCAACGATGTGCTTCTTGCCAGTTTCATAGGCAAGTTGGCAGTTCGTATGCCATTAGTTGTGGAGGGTAAGTGGGATGATTTCCAGAAACAACAGCAGAAGTTTTTGGCTGCTTCACTGCTTATCAACATACTGGTTGATAGTGGTGAGTATGTTCTTGAGGAACGTATTAAGGAAGTAGATCCGTCTAGTAACTATGGTAAACCTTACCGTAAAGATTTATTTCTTATCTTTGATGGTGTTGAACCTAAGAAAGAGTTGTTACGTGGTCTTGAGACTAGATCAGGAGTTTACTATCAGGATAAAGTAGGCAGTATTAAGCTTAGTGCTGAGTTTAAAGGTGTGTTGCACGATGTTGGGTCAATGGCGTTTAAGTTAAGTGATGTAGCTAGTGAAGAGTTAATTCTTCATGGTTATAAACTGTCCAAGAACTACGTTTCTAGTGGTGACGGCAGGGGTGAAGATCCTACTCTTAAGCGCGAAAGGTACAAGTCTTACGCTGCACTTATTATGAATGATGTAGCAGCATTAGATAAGTTTTACTTGCCTATGAAGTATGATTCTAGAAGTCGTATGTATTACGAGTTTCAACTAGAAGGTATGCGTCCACAAGGACATTTGTGGGAGACATTAATGATAGACGCTTATGAGCCTCAGATACTTAGCAGGAGTGCTGTAAACCACCTCAAACACATCATATATGTTACTAGATATGGTAGGTGTTCATTAGACCAAGCATTATATGGTTGGACTAATAGTGATTGGGTATGGGCTAATAATAGAGATCCTCTAAAAGCTACTACTGAAAAGGAGTTTGGTGAGTTCATACTAGTAAACAAGGCTGTTCAAGCTGTGGCTGATGCAGTTGACGGTACACCTTCACATTATATGTTTGGTAAGGATCTTACTAACTCAGGATTGATGATGGCAGGTAGTTGTTTTAAGTCAGCTAAGATGTTAAAGATGGCTAATCTTATTCAGTTGAAGACTGTACATGATAGTCACACTGATATGCAAAAGTCTTATGGTTTAGACCATTTGACTAGGAAAGATATGAAGAAAATATCTAACCCGATGCTGCATGGAGCGTCTATAGGTAGCATGGTTAAAAACGTACAGTTAGCATTGCGTGAAAATGGAGAAAGCGATGACACTGTTGACACTATAACTAAGGACTTTGTTATAGGTAAAAACCATGAAGCATTTGGCTTAGAAGTGGATAATATCTTTACTATTTCGTCTTGGGGTGCATCAGCAGTTAGCAATACTCAAACTGAGCTTTATTGGACAACACCAGACGGCTTTAAGGCGTACCACAGAGCACATATGAAGTATTGTCCAGTAGTAATACATACTGCTACTGCGTCTGTTAAAGCTTGTTTTAGGGAGACTAAGCTAGTGTCCGATATGCCATTAAAGCAACAAGCTAATGGTCGACCATTGCATGATAAGTCATTTATTGCTAATGGTAGTAAACATGCTGTGGAAGTTAGTAAGACAGGGCTACATGCCAACTTGACACATAGCTTTGACGCTACGTTATTACGTAGAGTTGTCAATAGAGTTGTCAGTAAAGGTGAAGTATGTTTGCTGAAGCATGATGACTATATGGTGTTTCCTGATATGTATGACGATATAATAGAGATTGGTCAAGTATTCTTTAAGGAAGCAGCTAGTGTTAACTTCTATGAAGTAGCAATGAAGGATATTGCCAGTAATGGCAGTACACCACCAATACCTGATCTAGTTATAGGTGATTGTGAAGTAGAAGATAGTGTTAATTATTTAATGCCATAAGGTAGCTAGTGTACTACTGGTGTATCTAGTTAAGAAGTAAATGTACCTTGTCCATAGGACAGGTTTTCTTACCTAATTACTACACCTTTATTACATATAAACTACTTTTTAAACTATTTGAAAAAGGGTTAATAGCCATGATTCGACATGCTTAAAGCCTCGCATTCGCGAGGTATAGTGATTATAGGTTATGTACTACTACCTATTTTAAAGTAGTTATTTAAGAGGAAACTATTATGGAACGTAATCCATTAGTGCTTTCTACAGCATTTAAGAAAGCTAAAAGTAAGTTAAGAAGGATTGATCAGTTAAACATTCGTTCTTCGATGGATGTTGAAGAAACTGACATTATTGTGTTACAGCTTTCAGAAGCCAAGGCACTTGAATTTAACCTACCAATGGCTAGCTTTGTGAAAGGTCAGCAGTGGTATGTTAAATCTTTGATTGACTTCGCAGGTATGTCTGCTGAAGACCGTCTAGAAACTGAATACATCGACTGTTTTCCCGATGTTGCCAGTGAAGAAGAGTTGCTAGCTGAACTAGCTTAATTCTGCGTAACACACGGGCTGTGTGTAATGCGCTACAGGACGTTTGTACCATTAGTGGTACCTATGTACCTGTTTGCCTAAGAGGGCTTTGAAACACTTACTGGATCACTCCCAGTATTGATAACATAATGTTTGGGTAGTACCCAATAACTAACAAAATTGTAAACCAAGGAGTTGTGTATTATGAAAGACGATGAAATGCAACGTTTATGGGACTCACTAATTATTAATGGTTGGAAATATAATGCTAGTACAGGAAGGATATTTATTGGCTTTATCAAACAAGCAGCACCAATACTAGCTAAACTAGATGATTGGGATAGGTCGTATGCATTTTTTGATAGTCATATTAAAATACGAAAGATCAGTAGATTTGAATTAAACCAACCAGTATTAGCGTTTGTCAATA